CGGTAGAATCAACGTCTATCTGACCTGCCGTACCGACAATAGAGTCTACAGTTCCGATGTCTCCTGAACTCGCAGAAACAATCCTACCTTGAGCGTCTACAGTAATGTTTGCAGCAGTATATTCTCCCGCTTCAACGCCTGTCTCGGTTAATTCAATCGTACCTGCTCCGGTAATCGGGCCTCCTGTTAAACCTACTCCCGTATCTACGTTAGTAACAGTACCGGCACTACCGCTATTACTTATAGCAAGCCAAGAACCGGCAACATGAGTAAGTAATTGACGAGTATCCGTATTATATACAATCATACCATCTTCAACGTTAGTCAAAGCATGTATTTCGGCTGTAGTCATTTCTGGAGCTTGTAATGGAGAGCCACTACTTAAATTTCTTATTCTAGACATAATTTCCCACATATCTTTATTATTGTTTAATTAAAAAGAAGTAAGCGTTTAAAACGCTGTAATTTAAAAACGTAAATATTTTTGAATTTAAAAATGATAAGCTAATACAAGCTTCGGTGACCTTTTAACGTCTAGTTATGACAAAGTAGTTTTTTAAAAGATTTAACTACAAACTACGCCTTTTAACGTCTAGCAATGACGAGAGGCTTTTTAAGCCTGATCGTAAGTTTTACTTAATTGTATTATAACAAACAGATTATTTATTTTGCAAATCGTACTCAAAAAGCAATCTTAAACAACGCATGTAAGAGTTACTATATAATCTACAGTAACTAACTTTCCGCCTTCACAGGTTACTACATTAGGTAAGGTAAAGATTAATTCTCCGCTAACCGGAAGCGGAGGTACAAAATCCGCTATTAATGCTCCCCCACCTTCAACGGGAATAGGGGTACCCGGAATAGTCCCGGGAGAATCTACCGAAATAATCCCTGCTGCTTTTAAACTTATATTTCCTGTTCCTGTGATATTAACAGTTGAGCTATTAATATTGACGTCAGTGCTGTTAATATCTAAAACAGCAGTGTTAATTGCAGCAGTTGAAGTAACATTTATTATTGCTTTATCAGCTGAAATATCACATAAATCTATACCATCTAAAGAGAAGTTAGTACCGACTCCCGTATCTAGAATTTCCATAGTTGCTAAGCTTTGGGTAGTAACAAAAAACTTATTGGCCCGAATTGCAAATATAGTGGTGTAATCTACATCTGCAAGACCTCCTACTTCTATAAATTCAGCTGCTAAATCCAGCGTAGGGGATTTTAGGTTAATGTCTGCTTCGCTAGTAAAATCAATTAGAGTAGCGGCCGTTAAATTGATCGTTGCCGAGGCGCAGGTAAAGGATATATCAGGTTTCATTGATATTGTAAGAGTTGTTACTCCGAGTTTGGTCGGATCGCCTATCTGGATTTTAGGAGCGTTAATATCCATTAAGGAACCTGCATATATTCCAACTGCTCCAGCTTTTAAAGCACCTTCTACATAATTAATCGATACTATAGGAGAATTAACCGAGAAGGAGGTTGCATCTGTAAAACTCATAACACCTGCTATAACAGTAAATGCTCCTAAATCAAAAGATGCTACACCTCCAGCAACTTCAAAAATAGATGGATGAAAGGTAACAGTAGCTAAAGAAGTAACACTACCGACTGTTAAATCATGTGATACAAATAAGTCTTTAGTAGTAATTTTTTCCTTGTTATAGATATTATCGGAGTAAACAGTAGTAATATAGGCAGTATCAATTGTAGCAATTTTAGCTTCAAGCGTTACAGTCACAATATCTGTAGCATCGATATTTACAGCATAAAGCATGTTAATATCAATCATGCCGCCTTTTAAATAAGAAGCAAGCACACTTTCAAAGCTAGCATTTCCTGCGTATATATATTCTATGGGACTTAAGCCCTCGCCTCTATTGGCAAGCTCTAAAAAAGCCGCTTTTTCTCTATCAAAACCCGGATTAAAATTATTAGTCATTACTTTAAAACTTAATTTGATGCAATGATTCTAAACGCTCTCTCTCGTCCATATTACTAACACTCTGACCGGCAAAATCAGGCAAAACAGGGGGTATATCATCACTTGTAAAGTTGATATTTTCTAAAATAACAGGAGAACTGTTGCCCACTGCCTCAGGGCCTTGCGGCGTCTCTATCCCAAACGGGCGAGGGTTTTGGACGGCTTTTGGATCACCTTTTATTTGCGGTGGTCTATTCTGCTCGTTTGGTTCATCTACAAAAGGTCTTCCGACTATTGCTCCTGTCCAGACTAACTGATTACCGCGCCATTCATATTGCTTAACCAGATCAGACCTGCTAAAGGGAAATCCTGAATAATCACAAGTTCCAATAGGTTCAATTACGTCCTTTCTAACGTAATCTCCCATTTGTGTATTTACAGGAGTGTTCTTTAAACTAGTCACTATATACCTCCAGCTTAAGCGGGACTTCCGTCGTATTATTAATTACTGCCGGACTCAGCGTTTCCTGATATCTCGTTTTTAAACCTTCTTCTTTTTCAGGGGCGTATTGTGCTGCTAGCATGCTGGCTAACCCATATATTAGAGGAGTATAAAAATATGCCGGAATATCAATGCCTTGCGTGTAATTCTCTAGAGTTTCTATACTGCTTTGACCGCTATACATTATTAAATTATACATGAGAGCGGGAGTCTGCCATATATACAAGGATGGAATCCGCTGGTAATCAACGTAGTAAATGGTAGGTCTACCGATTTGCGATTTATTTGGATAGGTGAGATATTCATATCTGGATACCTCGCTCATGGTAGTATCCTGCAGTTGGTTGTTAAAATATAGCTCGGTAATATTAAGAGTAGCTCCTCTCTTTTCGGTTATTTCGTAGGCATTACAAGGAATTAAATTATCATCAAATAAAAACCACTGCGTAATACCTTTTTTATATAAGGTTTTAGGAATAACCTTAGTATAAAGCTCCTGACCATCTGCTGCCGTTTTACCGGAAAATGTTAAGCTATACTCCGTATCTGCATTTGATTGCACACCTAGAATTTTGATCACTTGGGGAGTAGAATAAGTATAACCTATTGATCCATCAGCACTTGTTTGTGTACACGCTGTTTGAGGATTACCGTCAAATGCATTAGCAGCAATTCCTCCTGCCGAACTATAAGCTGTTCCTCTAAAATTCTGTCTTACGTTACTTCTTAGGAATACTTGAAATACTTTAGTAATGTTGCTCGGCAAAGGGTAGGACGCTTGCCCCGGAGTTAAAAAAATAGGATTTAGCTTTAATGTCCATAAGTTAACATTGGAGTTAGTCCAGTCGCTTAAGATAAAATTGATAATATTAAGTGCTGAATTATATTGCTCGGCAGTTACCATGCTTAGAGGCATACCTATTAACTCGTAAGCCTTTCTGATAATCAGCTCTGCTTTTATGTTACTAAAGCTATAACTTCCACTAGTTGCCGGCATTTTACTTTCCTCTTTAGTTACAATTGCAGGAATTGGGCTTTTAGAGATGAATTAGTATCGTTTTTAGTAATTTTAATTAGTAAGTTCTGGGCTAAATTATTACTGTTGATTAATTCCGCTTTACTTGATGGTTCAACAAAAGAAATAAAGTTGCCGTTAGCATCGCTTGTTAAATAATCATATTTGCCTAGGCCTATATTATTTTTTAAGGATAGAAATATCTGATAACTAGGAGGATTAATTTTGTTTGGTATTATATTTAAGGCATAATTTATAAACGCTACGTTTTGCTTAACAGTATTTAATAGAATCATTGGAAAATATCCAACAGAAGCAACGCCGACTTGAAGAGTAGAAGCTGTAGTATTGCTTGGAATTATCTGCAGTAATGTATCAAAGCAGTTGACGCTTGTAACTGTTGCATTATTTGGTCCTGCTAAAGTTTCACTAATAAAAACCCCATTCTGATAACCGGTAATAAGAAAATTAATACCTGAAAGATCGGAAACTGAATTAAGCGTAACTCTTGGAACAATGTTAAAATCATCAACAAAGTTAACTGTTCTTGTGATTTTATTAACATAAGAACCATTTAATAGCAGTGGAATATTTGCAGTTGGTTTTTGATCAAGAGCTATCCCATTTTTAAGGCTTGTATCCGGCCAATTGTATTCGTAAAATTGAGACATGATTATCCTTCCTTTTTATCCATTCTTTGCAAGACTTCTCTATAACCGTCAATCTTTCCTTTAGATAAAATCAACAAGTGAGTCAGTTTTTTATTTTCTTCTTTGTAAAGATTTATTTTTTCTAAAATACCTGCTTGAAGCAGAACAAGCTTTTGATGTTCTTTTTCTGCTTCTTCAAGCAATCCTTGTAGTTCTTTGTTCATAAATTTAAGCCGTTGAACCTGTTGCGCCGATTACCCCAAGAGGAGTAAACATGCCAAAAGAATAACGACCTGATGCAAGCACTGACATGGTTTCAGTTACGGGGTCGGTTGTAACATTTACTTTAAGCGGACGCCTTACAAAATGCTTACGAGTTCCCTTAACGTTAGTTAATCCAAACCAGTTGCTAGGATTTGTTAAGAAATGGCTTACCTCATAGCCTTGCGGAATAGCCTTCATGTTATAAAGTGCATTTATGTCGTTATTAGCCGTTCCTGTTCTAAATACGGACTCAAGTAACCTGCAACCCGAGAACATTAAGTCTTGAGGTAGTAACAATCTCTCAATTTGAGCATTAATTAGCAGTCCTGCCTGATCTTTCATCCTGCCTGCTAGTATTACTGCCTGCTCAACGCCTGCTTCACTAAAGTCGACATTAACATTAGCTCCGTTATATCCTCCAACCCGGTTAGAATAAACACCGCCGTCGTAAGGTTGAGAAAAAGAGCAAAGAGGTTGTCCGTTAGCTTGGGTTGCTGCTACGTTAAATGCCTGGTTAAAAGGATTCATCGCTACTACTTCTCTGGTTTGTTCATAAGAAGTAGTAAGCGATTTAGTACCATTAAAGAACTGATCGGCATATAGATCATCTTCCATGGCAATATTGGTAATCTGAAAACCAAGAGCAAATTCCCGGTGGACAAATTCATAAGTAAACCGCTCTCCCATAGTATCCATTTTAATAGGAGCACCTTGCGTTTTCTCAAGAGCGTAACCTGTTCCTCTAATATCAACCATCCTTTCGGTATGTTTGACGGAATTAGCCTGTTCATAGATTTTGGTATATTCCCCTTTAAACCGATCATACTGAGACTTTACCTCATAAAGACCCGGCCAAAGCAGACTTGGAATATCACCGGTTGTTATAATAGACATAATTATTTACCTTTATTTTTAGTTTTAATTTTCTTATATTGATTCTCTCCTGTAGCAGATGTTTTTTTCTTCTTCTCTTTCGGTAGATATAATCCCTCCTTTAAAAGAGACGGCATATTACCCGTTGTAATAATCGACATAACCTTATTACTCCTAGGACAGATCAGGGCCTACTACGCCGCTTGAGCCGTAAACATGCTTATTAAACTTAACTAGCAGGTTAATAAACGGCATATCTACTCCCGGGATTAATCCTTTTGGATTGGGGTTTGCGGTAATTACCGGATCAATGCCAATAATTTTTACATCCAGAGTATTGGTATTTGCGATTTTTGAACCATCGAGATAGTAAACAGAGCCGTATATATTACTGCCGCTGCGGGGGTTTTCACTGGAGGTGTTATTGGTAATCGTTTTGCCCGCTATATTTAGATTGGCATTTAAGCCGTTTTGGGTATTTAGGTATATGGTTTTAGCAACGTCTGTCGCCTGTGATACCGATACTTGAACTCTAAATACTGCCATAGGGTCATCATTAACAAAGGCCGTAATTTTTGTATCTTTCTTAACTTGTCTGCTTGCCGGCCAGTAATCAGAGTTTACTTGATAACCGGTTTGAGCATCGATAAATTGGCATCCCATAAATACACCGACAAAAGCTGCCCCATCTTGAGCAGCAAATGCCGACTCTGTATCATCTGCAGTAATAGCTACTTTTTGCGGTACTATAGTTCCTGCTTGTACTTTATAATCCGCAGTGCCACTAGCTGGCGTACCCTTATCTACCCACTTTACGGGATCGCCCTTGAATATGCTTTGAGCCTGCGTAGTTAAACCATCAGGAGATGCATAAATAAAGTATTGACCTAGTTTTTGTGTTCCGCCGTTTCCTATTTGAGACTGAACCACTTCCAAACCATAAGGTCTATTAATGCCGTTAGACATAATTTCCTCATATATTGTTAATTACTAAAAAACGTAAATATTTTGAATTAAAAAAAGATAAGCTAATACAAGCTTCGGTGACCTTTTAACGTCTAGTTATGACGAGAACCTTTTATAGTCTAGTTATGACTTTTTATATCTGTTAATTCTATTATAGCAAAAGAATTACTACTTGTGCAAATCGTACTACGATTTTAGAAAAACGCTACCTTTACCAGTAAACCGATAATGACGAACATTAAAGCTTTAAGCCATTTATTGTCATTACGAAGCCCGGAAATAGCAAGCTCTAAATCATTCTTAGTTACTAAATCATTATTGCTTTGGCTTATAGCAGCAGTAATAACTTCCGCTTGTTTCTTTTTTAAACCGGCAGCTATCATTTCTTCTACTAATTTATGAGTATCAAGTATAACCATACTATTTTCCTTATTTAGGCTATTGTATTAGGTGGAAGTATAACACAATTTTATTAATATTTATAGTCCGATTATTTCCTCCCTTTTACTAGGGGATACTGCCATTGTCCTACTATTTAAGGTTACTTAGATATCTTCAAACCCTTGAGCGAGTATTGCTTCAAGCTGTTCTTGTTCTACTTTATTAACTATTTGTTTCCATTTTATATAGTTAATTTCAAATATACCATTTTTTCCGTCTCTTAAATCTTGTTTTACTTCTTCATTACCTAAAGCTATTCTGGTTAACCTTATCAAATAAAAATTATTATTTTCGGTTAATATTTTTTTTAAAGCATTTTTGATTTTATTTTCCGATGGGCCGTCGCTAATAAAATCATCAATAAATCCATTTACAAAATTCAAAATAATAAAATATTTTTCTTTTTTATCTAAAGTTACTTTAACGGAGAAATACTTTTCCGAGTTTAAGTACATATCTTTTATTTCGTATTCATACATAACATATTCTCTTGATTAAATTCTTTAAAAATTAACTACCAAATACTACCACGGATACGCCATCAAGTACAGGAAGCAAATTACCAAGCGTATCGGTCGTAAAAACGATTACTTCAGTAGCTGACCTGGACCTAAAGAACACCTGAAACGGCGCTATTACTTCCGTTCCTCGACTAAGCGCTGTTAATACAGCATAATTACCATCAGGAAAAGGAGTAGCAAAAGTTATAACATATGACCCTTGCGCTCCGCTAACCGAGGCTATATTAAAACTGCTCTCTATCTGGATATTGTTACTTGCGGCATTATTATCGTAAAAGAAGCAATAAGCTTTAGCAGTAGCAGGATTTATAATCTTCCCCGGTACGCTCATATTACCGACATTGTCAATTTGAGTACTGTTTAAATTAATCACCCCATCATCTACAGTAGCCAGGTTAATATCCTGATTGCCGCTTGCAGTAGTAATGGTATTTACCGAGATCAAGAGATTACCTACATTAATACTGGATAATCCTACTAGAGAATCGGCTAAATTGATAATTACATCATTTGTTTTCCCATCGCCGCTTTGTACATTTATATTGGTGCTGCCTCCTATCTTTCGAGTTAGAAAACTTAATGGAGTATTGCCCGTTATCACCAAAAATCCGTTCTGTACCTGAGTAGTTAGGTTATTTAAATTATTTAAGGATTCGGATACGGCAAACTTCATGTTTCCTGAAGGCGGCGTAATAGTTGAGTTCGTAATATTTAATGCGTTGTTTTC